GGAATCCGTTCGGGACTGGGTGAATGAGGAGGTGCGCGCCAACCGGCCGGACCGTCTGGTCCACCACTCCACATACGAGGGCATTCCGGCCAGCTGGCTGGGCGAACAGTTTTTCATCGAGGCCCGCCATCTCCAGAAAACGCAGCCAGAACGCTACCGGCACGAATACCTTGGCGAAGTCACCGGTACCGGCGGCGAAGTGTTTAAAAACGTCACGCTGCACAGAATCACCGACGATGCAATCAAACGATTCGACCGGATCCGTCGCGGCCTCGACTGGGGATATGCGGTGGATCCGCTGGCATATATCGTCTGCCACTACGATAAGACCCGGCGACGGCTTCACATCTTCCACGAGCTGTATAAGGCCGAGATGAGCAACCGGGCGGCCGCCAGGCTAATCCGGGCGGAGAATACGAGCAATCAGGAGATCGTCGCGGATAGCGCAGAGCCGAAGAGCATCGCGGAAATGTACGAATACGGCTTGCGCGTGATCAGCGCCCGCAAGGGGCCGGACAGCGTGAAACACGGAGTTGACTGGCTGCGGGACCTTGAAGAAATTATCATTGACGACCAGCGCTGCCCGAATGCGGCGCGGGAGTTTTTAGGATACGAGCTGGATCGGGATAAGAATGGTAACTTTAAGGCCTCCTACCCCGACCGGGATAATCACACCATCGACGCCGTCCGCTATGCAACGCAGGATGACCAGATCAACGTACAAGTGAGGTAAGGCCATGTACATTACCAATATGGAACTGATCAAGCAGAAACTCACTGCAGAGGGCAGATTGAGCACGAGCGACATCATCAAGCAGATCCTCAAGGATGACGACGCGAATCCCGCCAAGCAATATATGGCTGTCGGCAAGCGATATTACGATGGTGGCCACGATATCCTGCAGCATGATTTCCGGCGGTCGTGGGTCTATGATGAGACCGAAACGGCCGCAGGTATAGATCATTCCGGGCATCTCATCACAAACGAGAACAACTCCAACCACCATAACGTTCACAATATCTACCAGCAGCAGGTGGACCAGAAGGCCGCATACATTGTAGGCAAACCGCCCAGCGTCACGGTGGAGGGCGCGGAAGATCATTCAGAGTTGAAGTCCTTTGAGGACGCAGTCACCGCCGTTACGTCGGATGAGGAGTTTGCGGATACGCTCAATGATTACGTTACCGGTGCGAGTAACAAGGGTGTAGAGTGGCTACACGTTTATTACGATAAGGCGGGTATGCTGCAATATGTCGTCACACCCGCGGAAGAGGTCATTCCCTTCTATGATTCGGTCTACCAAAAAGAGCTTGTTGAGCTCATCCGCTACTACTCTGTTGCAGTAGTGGCCGATGGCAAAGAAACGCTGCGCAAGAAAGTTGAGTGGTGGACGAAAGACGATGTCACCTATTACGAGGAATCCGAGTCAGGGGAATATATCCTTGATCTGGCCCGCAGTCCAAACCCCTCCGCACATTGGTACCGGATTACCACTGCCAATGGCCTTGTCACCCGTCGGGAGCCGCATGGCTGGGGGCGGGTACCGTTTATCCCGCTCTACAACAATGGCCGGCATGCGAGCGATCTGACGCGGATCAAGGGCTTGCAGGATGCATACAACCTCATATCCTCCGCCAGTACAAACAACCAAATTGATTTGGTTGAGCTCTACTGGATCGTGCAGGGCTACGGCGGAGAGACCGCGAAGGCCATCCAGCGCAAGCTGCAAATGAACAAGGCGGTCAGCATCTCCGACCCGCAGGGCAAGGTCAGCGCCGAACAGGTCACGCTGGGCGTGCAGGATCGCCTTGCCTGGCTTGATATGCTGCGCAGCGACATGTACAGCCTCGGTATGGCGATTGATACGACCGCCGATAAATTTGCGACGGCGCCCTCCGGCGTGGCGCTCAAATTCCTTTACACGCCGCTCGACCAAAAAGCAAACATGATGGTTATCAAGCTCAAGCGGGCGCTCAAGCAATTCATGTGGTTCATCACGCAGGATATCAACCTAAAACAGGGCACAGAGTATGACAGCGCCCTGATCAGGGTGGACGTCAATAAGACGATCATCACAAACGACGCGGAGACCGTAACGATGATTCAACAGTCGCAGGGCATTGTTCCGGATACGATCCTGCTTGCAAAGCACCCCTTTGTGGATGATGTCAATCAGGCCTTAAAAGACCTCGAAAAGCAGCGGGAGGAAGCAGCAAAACGCTTTTTGGACGGCGACGTCCCGCCGGGAGAGGGTGAAGATGAATGAAGCCCTCGGATTATTGGGAAAAACGGGCGCTGGCACGAGAAGCGCAGGCCCGAAGAATTGCAAACCGGGAGATTGTGAAAGACATTCTTCCCGCCTATGACCGAGCGGCCCGGCAGATTACGGAGGATGTCAAGCGGATTTTTGCCCGATACGCAAAGGACGGCGAATTGACGGAGGCAGAGGCCCGAAAGCTGCTCAACGTCCGGGAAACCGAAGAGATACTGAACAAGCTCCGCGAGGAGCTGAAGGAGATCAAGGACCCACAGCTCCGGCGCAAAGCACTTAACCGGCTGAATGCTCCGGCCTACGCCGCGCGGATCAGCCGGCTGGAGGCGCTACGGGAGCAAATTTATGCGGAAATGGCAAAGGTGTCTGACAAGGAAATTGAAACGACTGGCAAGGTCATATCCAAATCTTACGAGCACACCTATTACCGTTCTATCTTTGATACGCAGGTCGGCACGGGATTTGCTTTTTCCTTCACACAGCTGCCGCAGCAGGCGATTAAGACCGTTCTGGGCGAAGCTTGGAGCGGGGCCCACTATAGCCGGCGGGTATGGCGTAATACGCAATTGTTGGCCCAAGAGGCCGAGCAGGTTATCACGTCTGGCATCATCTCCGGGGCAAGCGTCCCGCGCATGGCGAAGCAGATTGAAGATGTGATGCAGACCGGGAAGTATGCGGCGACGAGGCTTGTCCGCACGGAGGCCAGTCGGGCGTATAACGCGGCAGAGCTCCATTCCTACGAGGAGACAGAAATCGAAAAGTATGCCTTTCTCGCTACGCTAGACAGCCGTACATGCGTTGTCTGCGGCAGGCTGGACGGAAAAGTATTCTCGGTAGAGGAAGCAAAAGAAGGGGTCAATTATCCACCGATGCACCCGAATGACCGCTGCACGACTGTCGCATATTTCGATGAGCTTGGCCTAGAGGGCTTAAGAAGGCGTGCAAGAGACCCAAAGACGGGTGCAGCAAAAATCGTCCCGGCGGATCTCTCCTGGGAGGAATGGAAGACCGGAAACTATACAAAACCGAAGAATAGTGGTATAATACAAGCAGGACGTGATGCAATGAAGATGGACATTGCAATTGACGCGCTTACCCCGTGTCTGGTTGATACTTCAACGGGAAACGTTGTCAAAACTACATTTTCAAAGGCAATTTCCAGCGATTTAAAAAGTGCGAAATCAAAAGACGGTTGGTTATTTAACTGGACTGACCCAGATCTCGCAGCTGACGACATCTACAAACTGACGGTAGCCGGGAGCGAAGAAATCCAGGGCATGATTGCATTGCAATATGAGGAACGCGATAAAGCTGTTTATGCGCATATTGCGGAGAGCGCCCCGTGGAATCGAGGAAAGTCCAAGCGCTATGAGGGCGTAGGCGGTCATCTGTTTGCGATCGCCGCGCAAAAATCTATGGAGAAGGGCTATGGCGGGTTTGTCTTTTTGGATGCAAAGAACGCGGATTTAGTCCGACATTACGAGGAAGCGCTAGGCGCTCAATTCTTGGGGATCGCGCACCCTTACCGTATGATTATCGACGAGGAAGCCGCCGCGAGGCTGCTTCGAATTTATACTTTTGATGAGGAGTGACCAAAATGTCTGAGCAGGAAATGGAAGCGATGAAAGCTTTAGATGAAGCTGCAGAGAAGGCTGGCGGATACCTTTCGCCGTTCTTTGATTCAAAAACACACTACGATTACCGGAAGATCCTCGCCTACTGCCGTGAAAAGGGCATCGAGCCGCTTGATCTGACGATCCGGGAACTTCATCAATTCATCATCGAGCAATAAGCGAAGAGAGACTTGCGGGTGCAGGCCTCTCTTTCTTTATGCCGTTTTTGAGGTGATCTTATGAAATGCCCATATAACCGAAAATCCGAGACGCATTATCAGTGCTGGGCGCAGAAGTACGATGAGGGTTCACAGTCTCCCGAAGGGGGGAGCCAAATAGATCAGTATATTTTTGAATTGGAGGATTGTTTGAAACAGGAGTGCGGCGCTTGGCAAAATGGCCGGTGCTGCTATGCATCTGTTAATCTCCAAAACACTTAAAATTATGAATCTCGCTAACAGGGGCGACGCAGCTTTTGAGCCGTCCTTTTGTTATACAAAAATCCGCTGACCGCGGGCGTAAACGGCGGAGCGGTGCGGGATGCGACCCCGTAAAAAGCGTAGCCGCAGGAGGCATGCATGGAAAGAAAATTTTTGGAATCCTTTGGGATAGAAAAAGAGGCCATTGATAAAATCATGGCGGAAAACGGCAAAGACATTGAGGCGCAGAAAGCCCTCACCGCCGCTGAAACGCAAAAAGTGACGGCGGCAAACAACACCATCAAGCAGCTGCAGGACGCCGTCAAGAAATTCGACGGTGTTGACGTTGAAAAGCTCAAAGGTGATCTTGCCGCCCTCCAGCAGAAGTACGACGCCGACACCGCGAAGCTACGACTGGACAATGCGCTGGATGTTGCTATCATCGACGCGAAGGGCCGTAGCACAAAGGCAGTCAAGGCCTTTTTGGACTACGGCAAGCTGAAGCTGAAGGACGACGGCACGATTGACGGGCTGGATCTCGAAGCTTTGAAAAAGAGTGAGCCGTATCTTTTCGAGTCCGTCAAAACCGGCATTATAGGGGGCGGAGATCCAGGCGGCGGAAACGAGCCGCCGGAGGAGGGAGAACCGCCCAAGGATTACGCCGGTTACAAAAAATGGCGTGAGAAACATCAGTAAAGGAGTATGATTTATGCCCAACACATTTTTGACCCCTGACATCATTGCAAACGAAGCGCTAATGGTCCTTGAGAACAATACAGTAATGGCCGGTCTCGTCCATCGGGATTACTCTAAGGAGTTTAATCGCGTGGGAGATACCATTACCATTCGCAAGCCCGCAAAGTTCATTGCTAAGAACTTTGTTGGCGAAACGTCCGAACAGAGCGCCACTGAAGGCAGCACGACTGTTACGCTCGACCATTTCCGCGACGTAACCGTCCCTGTCACCTCCAAGGAGCTTACGCTTGATATCAAGGATTTTTCCGCCCAGATTGTAACGCCCGCCATGCAGGCGATCTCTCAGGCGGTCGACAGTGATATCATCGCCGAGGGAATCCGAAGCGCAGGCCGTACCGTGGCAGGAACTGCGGACGCAACTGATCTGAAGGATCTCGCTAATATCGCCAAAGGGTTCGATCTTGCGGCGGTGCCTGTTGCAAATCGGCGTCTGGTACTTCATCCGACGCACAAATACCGCTACCTGACCACGGATAACCTTACGAAAGTTGCGTATGCGGGAACTGGAGACGCGCTGCGCAATGCAGAGCTCGGGCAGATTTACGGCCTCGACACCTACATGAGTCAGAATGCGCCGGATACGCTTGCCGAGAAATCCGGTACGGCGACAGCTGCAAAGATCACCTGCACAGCCGGAGCGGAGACAGTTGCGCTGTCCGGCGTCACTGCGGCGACAGGCACTATCAAAAAAGGTGATGGATTTATCCTGGATGGATATCTTTATCGCTTTGCGGAGGATAAGACAGCAGCCTCCGGGGTGGTTGAAAGTATTGCTATCGACCAGCCAATCCACAAGGCTGTAGCAGAGGCGGAGGATATCTACCTCATTCATACGACGCATTCTCTGGCTTTCCATCGCAACGGCCTGGCATTGGTTACGCGGCAGCTGGAGCTTCCGATGGGAGCATCCAAAGCCTCCATTGCATCTGCGGACGGCTTTGCAGTTCGCGTTGTATTTGATTACGATTCCACCCATAAGAAGGATACAGTCAGCTTCGATGTTTTGTACGGCGTGAAGACGCTCAACTCGAGCATGACTACAAGGCTGGTGGGGTAATGGACGAACTGCATGAGCGCATGCTGGAGGATTTATATACCCTGATTGGATTCGAAAACGCTGGAAGGGAGGAGCTTTGCTTTTTCCTGCGGTCTGCCGAGGAAAAGGCGCTTCGGTTTACCCGGCAACAGGAATTGATCGGCGGCATGCCCACCATCGTTGTGGAAATTGCTGCCGACCGGTTCCGCCGGCAAGGTGTCGGCACCGCAGAGGCCGCGCAGCGCGTTTCTAGCCTGTCCGACAACGGCCAATCCGTGAGCTTCCAGGCCTACGCGGCGGAAAGCGTCCCCTCTTCTGGTTTAACAGAAAGCGAAATGCAGGCGCTGTGCGCCTACAGAAAGCTGTGGTAGTATGATAATCCCCGATAAGTTCAAAGACATGCAGGCAAGGGTGTTCCAGGACAAAACCATCGAACACTTCTTGCCTGTTTCCGCGTCTGGATCACTCGGAACGCCCACATCCCAGCCGGCCGATGCACCCTCTGGAAGATACCAGGTCAACTTTATGCTTGTGACAGACGACCTGAAAGCGCAGGAATGGGGCCTCAGAATCAACCGGGACGCGGTGATGACGGCATCATTCCCGCCGCCGGTCGAGGAAGGGCATTTTATCAGATACAATGGGCAGTTTTACCGCGTTACCGGCGTGCAGCCGTTCGACGCTTACACCCGATATCTGCTAAAGGCGGTGGATATATGAGCGTGGAAATTAAGGGTCTAGACAGCCTGCGTAGGAAATTGCAATCGCTGGGCGGTGAGCTGGAGCAGGCGACGGAAAAAGGCGTGGAGAAGGCCACGAAGACCGTGCAGACGGCCGCAAAGCTGCTCTGCCCGGTTGACACTGGTTATTTGCGCGAGAGCATCCAGACGAGCTTTGCGTGGCAGCCCTCGGGCGAATACGTCGGCACGGTCGGTACGATTGTGGAATACGCCCCGTATGTCGAATTCGGCACAGGGCGGATGGGCGCTGCGTCTCCGTCCCCACCGAAGGCGCCTCTTAGTTTGGGTTATCGTGAGGACTGGAAAGGCCAGTTTGCGCAGCCATACCTGTATCCATCACTGATCGATAATCGCGACCGCATCGTAAAACATCTGGAGATTGAACTCCGCAAAGGCATCCGGGAGGCAATGAAATGATTGACATGGAACAAACCGTATACGATATCTTGACCACCACCCTGACCGGAATGAAATGGTCCGTGGGCTTCCCGCAGGATTTTCGCGCGTTGGGCGACGGTCTGGGCAGCATCAAGCAGGCGGATAACTCTGTGCGCACGTCGACCTCCTCCGGCGTTGACCGTATCTCCAATGTGGCTGTGCAGGTGCAGACCTGGACTTCCACGCCAGAGCGGCGCAATGAGTTTGATCGGGCGATCGATGCGGCGCTCGCTACCCTTGGCTTACCCCGCAGCACTTTAAACCACCTGGAGGAGATACTGCCGGGAGAAATCCCTGCATACCGTTCCGTTCTGCTGTACAGCGGTTGTAGAATTGCAGAAAGAACGCAAATACGGGCACCGGGCCTAAACGGGCAACCGGGAGAACCCGGGAAAACCCCGAAAACGCCGCAGGTACAACAAAAATCGGTGGAAGCCAACCCGAAAAAAAAGAAAAAAATTGCAGCCCAGTGAAAACCGGATTGCAATTTTTTTTGCCCGAAAACGGGCAATTTGATGCGGTTATAGAAAATAAGCAAAAAACGGCGCGCGGCGCGTTATTATACGTTTAAGAGAAATTTAAACGTTTATGCGCCACTGAGCCAGAAACGCCGGAAAGCGTTGATACATAAGGGATTGCGGGTAATGCAAAGCATTTAAACGGTGCGTTTAAGGCGGCGCGGATGAGGGGCAAATAATCAGAGTTTAACTACCGTTTAAATTGAAATCAATGGGACATAAAAAAATTATTGAATGGGACATGTCCCATTAAGTAGCTACGCTGTTTGCGGGCATTTTGGGCCGGTTTTGCATGTCCCATTCAATCGGAACTTATTATATCAAAACGAGAAAATTAAACGCTTCCAGAAATGGTAATTCAAATTTCGATATGTGCAAATAAAAAAATTGAAAGAAACCTAAAA